ATGGCACTGAATATTCCATTCAGAAATGCGTACTATCGTTTTGCATCCAGTTACTCATTTCTCTTTTTTATTTCCTGGTCGCTGTGGTGGTCGTTATACGCTATTTGGCTGAAAGGACATCTAGGGTTGACAGGGACGGAATTAGGTACACTTTATTCGGTCAACCAGTTTACCAGCATTCTATTTATGATGTTCTACGGCATCGTTCAGGATAAACTCGGTCTGAAGAAACCGCTCATCTGGTGTATGAGTTTCATCCTGGTCTTGACCGGACCGTTTATGATTTACGTTTATGAACCGTTACTGCAAAGCAATTTTTCTGTAGGTCTAATTCTGGGGGCGCTATTTTTTGGCTTGGGGTATCTGGCGGGATGCGGTTTGCTTGATAGCTTCACCGAAAAAATGGCGCGAAATTTTCATTTCGAATATGGAACAGCGCGCGCCTGGGGATCTTTTGGCTATGCTATTGGCGCGTTCTTTGCCGGCATATTTTTTAGTATCAGTCCCCATATCAACTTCTGGTTGGTCTCGCTATTTGGCGCTGTATTTATGATGATCAACATGCGTTTTAAAGATAAGGATCACCAGTGCGTAGCGGCAGATGCGGGAGGGGTAAAAAAAGAGGATTTTATCGCAGTTTTCAAGGATCGAAACTTCTGGGTTTTCGTCATATTTATTGTGGGGACGTGGTCTTTCTATAACATTTTTGATCAACAACTTTTTCCTGTCTTTTATGCAGGTTTATTCGAATCACACGATGTAGGAACGCGCCTGTATGGTTATCTCAACTCATTCCAGGTGGTACTCGAAGCGCTGTGCATGGCGATTATTCCTTTCTTTGTGAATCGGGTAGGGCCAAAAAATGCATTACTTATCGGAGTTGTGATTATGGCGTTGCGTATCCTTTCCTGCGCGCTGTTCGTTAACCCCTGGATTATTTCATTAGTGAAGTTGTTACATGCCATTGAGGTTCCACTTTGTGTCATATCCGTCTTCAAATACAGCGTGGCAAACTTTGATAAGCGCCTGTCGTCGACGATCTTTCTGATTGGTTTTCAAATTGCCAGTTCGCTTGGGATTGTGCTGCTTTCAACGCCGACTGGGATACTCTTTGACCACGCAGGCTACCAGACAGTTTTCTTCGCAATTTCGGGTATTGTCTGCCTGATGTTGCTATTTGGCATTTTCTTCTTGAGTAAAAAACGCGAGCAAATAGTTATGGAAACGCCTGTACCTTCAGCAATATAGACGTAAACTTTTTCCGGTTGTTGTCGATAGCTCTATATCCCTCAACCGGAAAATAATAATAGTAAAATGCTTAGCCCTGCTAATAATCGCCTAATCCAAACGCCTCATTCATGTTCTGGTACAGTCGCTCAAATGTACTTCAGATGCGCGGTTCGCTGATTTCCAGGACATTGTCGTCATTCAGTGACCTGTCCCGTGTATCACGGTCCTGCGAATTCATCAAGGAATGCATTGCGGAGTGAAGTATCGAGTCACGCCATATTTCGCTATCAGGATTCTGTGTGATGGTTACATCGCCCGGCTCAGGGCTGTTTAGTCATCAGCGCTTTCTGACAGTGCTGAGATTTCAACCTGTTGCAGTAAAAATGAGTAGATATAAGGCAAGTGTGCTGCCAAACCCATCTTTTACGGGGTGAAGGTAGATTTCGTTTGAAGGGTATCTGGTGCCCTGCAGACATCTACTTGGCGCGGCAGGGGATTGATTGGAATGGTGTTTTTTAGATGTGAAAAATATTTTACCCGCTATTTTACCCATTGGCGCGGCTTAAGAGCTTATTTTTGAATTCACAATGGTCACGATATAACCATCTTGCTCGCCCGTGGATAACTTTGGCTTTTGGCAGGTCGCCGGACTTAATCCGGTCATAGATGAAGGTCTTACCGAAGCCAGTATCAGCCATGATGAATTTCAAATCAACCAGTGAATCAGGTTGTAGTTCGTGTTGCATGAGTGCTATCTCCGAATATGGAATCGAACCTGCAAATCAGGCAAGAAAAAGCCGCATTGATGCGGCGATGGTAGGTCTGGATATCATTGAGCAATGAACAGGCCTCATCGAGAGTGAGGCGGTGTTATTTCATGGTTAGTCCTTGCGTAGCTCGCTGATTCTTCTGTAAGTCTCTGGTGCTTTGTTTCCGTGTATCTTCATTTCAGACTTCAACAGAGCAACGAGGGAATCCCATTCGTTGAGGATTCCTTTGAATGCCGGAACGCGCTTTGCAACCTTGTTGAATGAATCTCTGATTTCTGGAATCTGCTCAACAAGTGCAACGCATCGTCTGAAATCGGCTGCGTCATGGGGAGCGCCGAAGTGATGACCATAGATATTCTTTTTCAGTCCACATGCGATTGAGGCAAGAGTTGCGCTACTGATGCCGACATCGCCAGTCGATTGCCATTTCAAAACCTTCATAGCCAAATCTGACATTTCTTGTCTCCAATAAAAAACCGCCATCAGGCGGCTTGGTGTTCTTTCAGTTCTTCAATTCGAATATTGGTTACTTCTGCATGTGCTATCTGCGCCCATATCATCCAGTGGTCATAGCAGTCATTGATGTTCTCTGCTTCGATAACTCTGTTGAATGGTTCTCCATTCCATTCACCTGTGACTCGGAAGTGCATTTATCATCTCCAAAAACAAAACTCGCCGTAGCGAGTTCAGATAAAAGAAATCCCCGCGAGTGCGAGGATTGTCATTCACCTTTAACGGCAAGTTGCAGGTTAGCCACGGTTAACCTCCAGTTGTGGTGCTGCCTCAATAGCAGCCCTGTAACCAGCAGCATGACCGCGAAAGTTAGCAATCTCTGATAGCCACGCTTTAATCATGGCCTGAGTTGGTTCCTTCGGCACCATAACCCAACCATCCGGAATTACCGGAGAGTTGCCACCGGGAATATTTTCCGGAATATTTTGTTGTGCGTTTTGTGGTTGTTCGGATTTACCCTGAAGCATGGCGGCGCGGCAGGCGTTCCAGCCAGCTGTTCGCCCAAGCGCGTAAACTTCAGATGGCTCAAGATAATCAATGTCATGCCCGTCCTCATCGTCGTTCTCAGGTAATGCAGCAGGTACTACCGGTACTGGCGGAGCGGCGTAGACTTCAATAATCCCATTGTCAATAGGCCATTCTCCATCCTTGAGATAGTCACTTGTGCCGTCAACTTGCTGTTCAGCAATGTGGAATGCACCAACTGGTTCTGCCTCAAGCGAGGCCAGTGCAATTCGTGCCAGTTCCCTAAGATTTTCGCTATATGGTGAAGTATTATCACGATTGATTATGTGATTAGCTGTATCTATGAGAACTTGCTTTTGTTCTTCTCTGTTCATAGTGGTCATATCACATCACCCTGAAGCCGTTGCATTTACGTAAGAAATCGCAGATATAGCCCTTCATTTTTTCGTGCCAATCCCGATCATTCCCATTGCACCAACCATCAGGTGGAGTCCAGTTTTCTATCAGAGCAGCCATTTTCTTTGCTTTCGCCGGAGTAGCTGTTGCGGTATCGCAGTAATGACGAGTGTCAACAAACTTATCCATGCCATCGATATCAAGTACGCAAAACCATGTGTGATTCGGCATTTCAACAGATGGTATTTGTTGCCCACGTCGACGTTTATCAATAAGACATACAGTCATGGTTCCACCTTCTCTATTTGCTTAAGACCGTCTCTCACTGCATTAAGTACGCGTTCCAGATACTGGTATTTCGGGTTTGGTATCGTTGGCCAGTTGGCATACCACGGATCATCACCAAAGAGATTCAGTAGTTTGTTACCGACGCCGAAACAGCAGCAGCTTTCTTTTACGTCATCGGTGTTTTCCGCCTCGTCCCACATTTCGCGAGCCAGTACGGCGTCGATTTCTCTCTCTTCGTAACTTTATGATTTCTGACTTCACGAAAAGCAGATTTGCATCGTTGTCATCGTCGACCGTGCTTAGCAGTTGAGGGTCGAAATTGTCGATTAGATAATCGTTGCTAACTCGCTTAATGAACGTCTGCACATCATCACCGCCCATAGCAAACCAAGCCGCTGTCCACGCTTTTCCGTAGCAGGTGATGGTGATTCTTCCCTTTCCATGTTCGTAGTTTTCAATCATCACTCGAATCGGATCTAGTCGCTCTGCACCGGTTATAACGAATGACAACACATCAATCTTTTCAACCGTTACACTCACTGGTTGCCTCCTTTGCGAAGCTCAGCGGCGAAGGCTACTGCGTGATCATGATGTTCAAGTGTGTATGCGCACTCAGCAAACATCTCCACGCCCTGCGCTCGTACTTCAGCCAGGAAAGCGTCGGTGGCTGGGGTTTCAGTAACATCATCTTCCCATTCGCTAAACTCCTCACGACAAAAGTCATTAAATTCCTTCTCAGATTGCTTAAGTGAGGTATTTTCAGCAGCCATCTTCGCGCATTTAGCCTCAAGGTTATCAATCGTGATTCCAACAGAACGACACTCCCGCAACGCCGTTTCCAGTTTTGATTCAAGTTCACCGAACTTACGGACAAGATATTCAGCGTTTGTTTCGTTGACCTTTAAATCTCGTGGGATGCATTTGCCTTTCAGAAATCCATCCATCTCAATTAGTGACATTTGTTTCATTTCTTCCCACTCCGGCACATCGCATTCAGATATTTGTTTTGATTTACTGACGGAAAAGAATTTCTCTTAAGTAATTCCTCTCTCGATGGCATTGGCTTTACGCGTTGGCGAATAATCATTTCTGCAGGAAGAATGCCGGGGTTGTATGCAAGTCCTCTCATGGTAAATTCCTCAGTCATTACTGATAGCGCCATAGCGTGAGCGGTAATTACGCAGGCGCGGGTCGATATATTCAGGGAAGTGGGTATATGTGGCTTTACGGAATGGTCGGATTGATGTCTGGTAAATTCGCTCTCGTTCTTCTTTCTCTGCAAGCCATATACAGTGGCGAAATTCCTTTTCCTCTTTCGTTTCCTGTGGTAGCGACATTATCCGATCGTAGTTTTTTCTGAATTTATCCAGCACCTCCGATACGGATTTGCCGGAACAGCGGCGCGGGTCATCCGCACCATACAAAGGCGCTGGCATGTTTTTCTCCTGTTTATTATTTAGCTAACTTTTTCCAGATCGCTGAAACGTATTTGGCTTGGTGGATGGCATCATCAAGCGCGTTGTGGCGAGTTCCTTTGAATGGCATATCTCGCTTAGGGTCGAATCCTATTACCTTTCCAAGCTCGACGATTGTTCTTACGTCGCGGTCATTCCACCACTGCCACGGAACTGGCTGCCCTGTCAGCGAATAACTGTTTCGGAGAATAACGCAGTCAAATGATGCTCCATTCCCCCAAACCTGAACGAATTTGTGGTTAGCGTTCTTTATGATGAATTCAGATAACCATGAAAGAGCCGTTGAAAGCTCCTGAGTGTTGCTGGTTAGCGATTTTCTGGCTTCTTCACTCTGTTCCAGCCACCATAAAATCGTTGAAGCGTCAGGACGCGCCCGATATCGCATTGATGACTCAAGCGAGATATTTACCGAGAACTCTTCTCCTGTTTCTCCGGTATTCGGTTCAAAGAATACCGCCCCAATAGAAATAACTGGCGCGTATGGCCCGTTGCCCATTGTTTCAAGGTCAACCATCAAGTGATTCATGTAAGTCCTTAAATTGCGTGAATAGCGTGACGAGGGAAAGGGAGAGTTACTGGTGCAAAGGGGATATCGTCGTCAAAATCCATAGGTGGTTCGCTGTGATTTACCTGCTTCTGAGGCTGCTGTTTTTGTTGCTGACCGTTATTTCGCTGAGGTGAAGACTGTTCATTGCCTCCTTGCTTGCCACCAAGCATTTGCATGGTTCCACCAACGCCCACGATAACTTCGGTAGTGAACCGATCCTGTCCACTTTGATCCTGCCATTTTCTTGTCCGCAATTTGCCTTCAAGATAAACCTCAGAGCCTTTTCGCAGATATTCGCTGGCAATTTCTGCCAGTTTCCCGCTCATTACCACGCGGTGCCACTCCGTCTGCTCCTTTTGCTCTCCAGTTTGCTTATCACGCCATTGTTCTGACGTAGCAACTGTAAGGTTTGCAAATGCCGTTCCTGATGGTGAATATCTGATTTCTGGATCATGCCCAAGGCGACCAATAATGATCACCTTATTTACGCCTCTGCTTGCCATTTATGCCGCCTGTTTTAGTTCGTTAACTCTGATGTTCATTACCTGAACGCATTTAGCCTGCGCCTCCTCGTTGCCAGCCATTAATTGCCAGTCACGCTGATAACGCTCGATGAGTTTTTCCTTGTCAGTTTCTGTCGATGCATAATCGCTGAAGTCTTTCAGGATTTGTTCGCAGTCAACCGATGGAGATTTCTGGTTGGTATTTTCTGGTGATGGTTGATTGCCAGATGCTGGCATTGCCCATCCCGGCAGCGATGGAGGGGACCAGTAAAATCCTGTTCCATCTTTCAGTTTTGCCCTGTGCCATCCCTGCTTTTTATCGAGAGATGTTTGTGCGAAACCTTCCTCAAGGTTATACAGATACCGACCGATTCCCCACTGAACGGCAGCGCGCTTCATTGCACCGGAACGACCACCTTTGACGGCTTCTACCTGCGTGTTTTCAGCAGCATCCCATTTGGTTACCCATTCGGAATCAATCTTTATTGATATGCCGCATTCAACGCCGCCGTTGTTGGGAATATCGCGGTATTCATTGCGCCATCCTGCTTTGCCACAAACATCGTCCAGGCGTTTCATGATTGCCCGGTTCGTTACATAAGCCAGCACCATAGCCCACACTTTGCCATCGCGTGTTTTACCGCTTTGCTGTATTCGCCATTCGATATCTTCAGGGCTGAATGGCTCATCGAATTTATTCAAATCCATAATTCACCTCAGAATGGACATGGCCCAAGGAAATAACGCTGATTTAATACTTCGACTCGGGACAAATTAAGGCATACCCGCATTCCTTCGCGGTCACCATTATGGCGATACCAGAGAGCTTTCTGCGTGTACATGCGTCTCTGTAACTTGCTCTCCTTCACTGTGGTTGCAAGTGACATGAATATCTCCTTCGTTACCGATTAATTCTTTCATCTGACGAATGAATTCTTCGTCTGACCAGTTATCTGTAAAATTCATGGACGGCCTTGTTGTTTCAAAATATCCCAAAGCTTTTCGAGCAAACTTTTCATTCTTGGTTGTTTAAAGTCTGCTCCGGTTAAAATATTTTTTCGTGAATGCTGTACCGATAAAATCGGGTTGAAAGGGCGAACCGATGCCGCCCCTGCAATAGCGAACTGTTGCATAGGATGCTCCTTCTGTTTGATTGCATAACGAAAACGCCTCTCGTGAAGCGTTATTGGTATGCGGTAAAGCCGCGCTTAGGCGGCTGATGTTTCTTCTTTCAGGCTTTCGAGATATTTACGTGGGTCGTCGTAACATTGGCATTCGCTGTACCAATCCACCCAGCGATCAGTAAGCCCCATCTCTGATAAATCTTCATCGGTAAGGCTCTCATCCCACATCTCAAGGCCGTTAGCATTGCAGTAATCAGGCTTGATGTTGTTGTCATACTGAAAGGCGTCATAATCAGCCAGTGCGTCCATCAGGCGAACACCCTCTTCAACACTTGCCACTTCTACAATGAACGGCTTCATAGGTACTTGCGGGATATGCCAGACACGTAATTTCATATATCCTCCGTCAAAAAAATTGCCCTCACATTGGAGGGCAAAGAAGATTTCCAATAATCAGAACAAGTCGGCTCCTGTTTAGTTACGAGCGACATTGCTCCGTGTATTCACTCGTTGGAATGAATACACAGTGCAGTGTTTATTCTGTTGTTTATGCCAAAAATAAAGGCCACCATCAGGCAGCCTTGTTGTTCTGTTTACCAAGTTCTCTGGCAATCATTGCCGTCGTTCGTATTGCCCATTTATCGACATATTTCCCATCCTCCATTACAGGGAACATTTCTTCAGGCTTAACCATGCATTCCGATTGAAGCTTGCATCCATTGCATCGCTTGAATTGTCCACACCATTGATTTTTATCAATAGTCGTAGTCATAAGGATAGTCCTGGTATTGTTCCATCACATCCTGCGGATGCTCTTCGAACTCTTCAAATTCTTCTTCCATATATCACCTCAAATAAGTGGTTTGCTGCCTAATTTCATTTTCTGGCGACCAACACAAGTCAACCCCATTTCACTACGTGGCTTGCTGTACCATGTGCGCTGATTCTTGCGTTCAATACGTTGCAGGTTGCTTTCAATCTGTTCGTGGTATTCAGCCAGCACTGTAAGGTCTATCGGATTCAGTGCGCTTTCTACTCGTGATTTCGGTTTGCGATTCAGCGAGAGAATAGGGCGGTTAACTGGTTTTGCGCTTACCCCAACCAACAGGGGATTTGCTGCTTTCCATTGAGCCTGTTTCTCTGCGCGACGTTCGCGGCGGCGTGTTTGTGCATCCATCTGGATTCTCCTGTCAGTTAGCTTTGAGTAACGCGCCGTGATGCTTATCTCCACGGTTGCTGTCTTGCAGCTGCATTTCGCGCTACTCAAAGCCTTCTGCTTTGAATGCTGCCCTTCTTCAGGGCTTAATTTTTAAGAGCATCACCTTCATGGTGGTCAGTGCGTCCTGCTGATGGCTTAAAATTACAAGAAAGATTGTATGTTGTAAACAAGAAATATTGTAATAAGAGGCGTAAAAAACAAACTCCATTGTTTTTAAACGGAAAATAGTTTGTTTTTTGGTTATAGAAATCGAGGTGAGGATTACTGGTTGCAGGTTCCGACTACATCACCAACAAAGGATTTGGTTGATGTAAGTTGTTGCATACCTGGGATGTTCATTACTTTGGAGTAAAGAGCTTTTTTGTCTGTAGTGATTGACCAGGTTTCAACGGTTATTCCTCCTCCAGACTGGTATTCTCCTACCATAGTGTTCGATGACAAAGCAGTGTATTTCATCTCTGGATAGACGCCAGAAACTGATTCATAAACTGATGATTTATCGCCATTTATTGTTACGTGAAAAACGGAATCTTCCGTGCTGTCTTTTGTAAACCCGTAACGATCGCCATTCATTGCCCCGTACCCGTGCAGGTTTGTGACAATCCAGCATTCAGAATTGGCGCTGGCAGTTAAGAGTATTGAGAGTAGCGCCGCAATCCTGATCATACGAATTTGACCCTCGCCTCTACGACAACACCGATAATCTTGCAGTTCCCGTTGATAGGAGTCATAGGCCATGAAGGATTCAGGCCTTTCAGGTACTTCTGACCGCCATCTATAACCAGTTTCTTGAATGTTGCTTCGTTCGCGTCAGTCAGTTTGGCTACAACAAGGCTTCCATTCACTGGCTCGCGTCCAGTATCTACTAACACCATATGACCTTCAGGGATGCTTTGACCTACAGGTGAGGTCATGGAATCACCTTCAACCTTCAGCCAGAATCCATCGCCTAATAAGTTAACGTCACTGTCATACCATTCATCAATGTCCTTGATATCGTAGGGTTCACAAGCTTCGCACCACGAACCAGCTCTAACCATGCTAATCAATGGATATTTCCCTTTGGGCTCAACGTGCCCAACAAATCTAACATTCGAATCAGAGGTGCCATTGAGCAGCCAGTCAACACTTACGCCAAGAGCTGACGCAAGTTCTGGTAAAAAGCGTGGTCGCTTAGTTTTACCGTTTTCGAGCTGCTCTATAGACTGCTGGGTAGTCCCCACCTTTTGAGCAAGTTCAGCCTGGTTAAGTCCAAGCTGAATTCTTTTGCTTTTTACCCTGGAAGAAATACTCATAAGCCACCTCTGTTATTTACCTCCAATCTTCACAAGAAAAACTGTATTTGACAAACAAGATACATTGTATGAAAATACAAGAAAGTTTGTTGATGGAGGCGATATGCAAACTCTTTCTGAACGCCTCAAGAAGAGGCGAATTGCGTTAAAAATGACGCAAACCGAACTGGCAACCAAAGCCGGTGTTAAACAGCAATCAATTCAACTGATTGAAGCTGGAGTAACCAAGCGACCGCGCTTCTTGTTTGAGATTGCTATGGCGCTTAACTGTGATCCGGTTTGGTTACAGTACGGAACTAAACGCGGTAAAGCCGCTTAAGACATTCCCGCTCTTATACATCCCCGCCCTGAAAAAGGGCATTACCAGAGAAAAAATCTCTATGGTTTTGCGTTTCTTTGCGAAGCCAACTCTATCTAATCATTAAGGAAATTATGTATGGGTACTATTGCAACTAAAAGCAAGAAAGCGGCTCGCATCGAGTCAGCCTTGCTGAACAAACTGGCACTGATGGGGCAGAAGACATTCGCTCGCGCGATGGGGGTTCCGGAATACCAGGTAAGCCGATGGAAGAATGGTTTCTTCTCGCAGGTAAGCATGATGCTGGCTGTTCTGGAATACGGAATCGAAGACGATGAAATGGCTGAACTGACTAAGCGGCTTGCCGATTACCTGACAAAAGAAAAAGCCCCGAAGAACGGCGAATTCTTCGAGGCCTGATGTAGAAAGACTGGATCAATCCACAGGAGTAATTATGACAAAACGTCGTAAGAAATACCAGGAAAAAGAAGAGATTCGACACCCTGATTCACCTGAGGGATTAGTGGTAGCCGCAGCAAATAACAGGGCGTTCGCAGAGCGCCTTGTTGGTGTTTACAGACTAGCCAAAGCAGGAGTGAAACATGGGCGTCGTTAAGTTAGCTGATTACAGGCCTCAACTGGAGGTCGTGGAGCATCGCGTGGCAGAACTCGAAGATGGCTACACTCGGACTGCAAACACACTGTTAGAAGCCGCCATGCTTTCTGGACTTACTCTACATCAGTTACTGATTGTTATGGCTGTGTGGCGCAAGACATACGGTTACAACAAAAAAATAGATTGGATCGGAAACGAACAGTTCGCTGAACTCACTGGCATGGCACCAACCAAATGTTCTACCGCCAAAAACGAGCTTATCAGAATGGGAGTTCTCATTCAGGTGGGGCGTCAAGTTGGTATGAATACAAACATTTCCGAGTGGAAAACGAAAGTTAACGGATTCGGTAAAACATTTACCAATTCGGTAAAACAAACCTTCACCAAATCGGTAAAAAGCAATTTACCGAATCAGTCAAACACAAAAGACAATATACAAAAGACAATAAATACAAATACCCCCTTACCCCCTAACGGGGGCGGCGATGGGCAGGTTAAACCTGAACGTCGCAAGGCAGAACGAATCGACTATGAATCCTTCCTGAACGCCTACAACACCGAAGTCGGTGACAGACTTCCACATGCTGTTGCGGTCAACGAGAAACGCAAACGTCGCCTGAAGAAAATCATCCCGCAACTGAAAACGCCAAACGTGGACGGTTTCAGAGCGTATGTCAGGGCGTTTGTGCATCAGGCCAAGCCATTTTACTTCGGAGACAACGACACGGGATGGACGGCAGATTTTGATTACCTGCTGAGAGAAGACTCGTTAACGGGAGTTCGGGAAGGGAAGTTTGCAGACAGGGGGATTGCATGAGACAGGATATCGAAGCGAGCGTTATCGGTGGCCTGCTGATTGGTGGATTAACACCAACCGCCAGTGACGTTCTGGCAACGCTGGAGCCGGAAGCGTTTTCAATTCCGCTCTACCGGAAAGCCTTCGAGGTTATCCGCAAGCAGGCGAGAAACAGAAACCTAATCGATGCGCTGATGGTTGCCGAGGCGTGCGGAGAGGAGCATTTCACGTCAATCCTGATGACCAGCAAAAACTGCCCGAGTGCCGCAAACCTGAAGGGATATGCCGGAATGGTCGCGGATAACTATCACCGCCGTCTGGTGCTGGAAATCATGGATGAAATGCGTGAACCAATTCAGAGCGGAACCATCGACGCATCGAGTCAGGCGATGGATGAGCTTGTAAAGCGTCTTTCATCCATCAGAAAGCCCCGTGACGAGGTTAAACCTGTACGGTTAGGGGAAATCATTACTGACTACACTGACACGCTTGACAGGCGTCTGAGGAACGGAGAAGAGTCCGATACCCTGAAGACCGGAATCGAAGAACTTGACGCTATCACCGGAGGGATGAACGCGGAAGACCTGGTGATTATCGCCGCTCGTCCTGGTATGGGGAAAACCGAACTGGCGCTGAAGATTGCCGAAGGCGTTGCAAGCCGCGTTATTCCTGGTTCTGACGTCCGGCGCGGAGTATTGATTTTCTCGATGGAAATGAGCGCATTGCAGATTGCAGAGCGAAGCATTGCCAACGCCGGGAGGATGTCGGTTAGCGTGCTGCGAAATCCTGCATCGATGGATGACGAAGGCTGGGCGCGCGTTGCTAACGGCATGAGTCAGCTTGCAGATTTGGATGTATGGGTAGTCGATGCCTCGCGGTTATCTGTCGAAGAAATACGCTCAATCGCAGAACGGCACAAACAGGAAAATCCAAACCTGTCACTCATCATGGCGGATTATCTTGGCCTGATTGAGAAGCCGAAAGCAGACCGCAACGACCTCGCAATTGCTCACATCTCCGGAAGCCTGAAGGCGATGGCGAAAGACCTGAAAACACCGGTTATTTCCCTGAGTCAGCTTTCACGCGATGTTGAGAAGCGACCAAACAAACGCCCGACAAACGCAGATTTGCGTGATTCAGGAAGCATTGAACAGGACGCAGACTCAATCATCATGCTCTATCGGGAAGCGGTATATGACGAGAACAGTAGCGCCGCGCCATTTGCTGAAATCATCGTGACGAAAAACCGTTTTGGCTCACTTGGTACGGTTTACCAGCGGTTCTGCAACGGACACTTTGTTGCATGTGACCAGGATGAAGCCAGACAGATTTGCACAACATCAAATGCACCCGCTGCACGTGGCAGACGATATGCACAAGGGGCTGACGTATGACCATCTACATCACTGAGCTTGTAACAGGCCTGCTGGTAATCGCAGGCCTTTTTATTTGGGGGAGAGGGAAGTCATGAAAAAACTAACCTTTGAAATTCGATCTCCGGCACATCAGCAAAACGCTATTCACGCAGTACAGCAAATCCTTCCAGACCCAACCAAGCCAATCGTAGTGATCATTCAGGAGCGCAACCGCAGCTTAGACCAGAATCGGAAGCTTTGGGCTTGCCTTGGTGACGTCTCTCGTCAGGTTGAATGGCATGGGCGTTGGCTGGATGCAGAAAGCTGGAAGTGTGTGTTTACCGCAGCATTAAAGCAGCAGGATGTTGTTCCTAACCTTGCCGGGAATGGCTTTGTGGTAATAGGCCAGTCAACCAGCAGGATGCGTGTAGGCGAATTTGCGGAGCTATTAGAGCTTATACAGGCATTCGGTACAGAGCGTGGCGTTAAGTGGTCAGACGAAGCGCGACTGGCTCTCGAATGGAAAGCGCGATGGGGAGATCGGGCTGCATGACTATCAAATCAAATACTCCAGCACACGACAAGGACTGCTGGCAAACGCCGCTTTGGCTTTTTGATGCACTGGATATTGAGTTTGGATTCTGGCTGGATTCGGCAGCGAGCGACAAAAATGCTCTGTGTGCTCACTGGCTAACTGAGGCCGACGACGCGCTCAATTCTGAGTGGGTAAGCCACGGTGCAATCTGGAATAACCCACCGTACAGCAATATCAGGCCGTGGGTGGAAAAAGCCGCTGAGCAGTGCATACAACAGCGACAGACGGTAGTTATGCTTGTGCCAGAGGATATGTCAGTCGGATGGTTCAGCAAGGCTCTGGAGAGTGTTGACGAAGTTCGCATCATCACTGATGGACGGATTAATTTTATCGAACCATCGACGGGGCTGGAGAAGAAGGGAAACAGCAAAGGCTCAATGCTGCTGATTTGGCGACCGTTCATCAGTCCTCGACGGATGTTTACTACCGTATCCAAAGCGGCATTGATGGCGATCGGGCAGGGCGTCAGGAGGGCGGCATGAGACGACAGCGACGAAGTATCACCGACATAATCTGCGAAAACTGCAAATACCTTCCAACGAAACGCTCCAGAAATAAACGCAAGCCAATCCCAAAAGAATCTGACGTAAAAACCTTCAACTACACGACTCACCTGTGGGATATCCGGTGGCTAAGACATCGTGCGAGGAAATGACAATGGATTATTCACAGTTAAGTGATTTTGAAATTAACTTAAAAGTCGCGCATATCGTGCTAGGAAAAAACAATTACGACTGGGATCCAGAAAAGAAAGAAGTTTACTTGGCTGGAATTGATGGTGGTGAGTTTTTGCCTTGCGGATATTTCGACCCATGTAATATGGTGTCACGAACGGTGCAATAG